TTATTGTTTGCAAATACGAATTGTTCATCAGAATTATCTGAAAACATATTTGCAGCTTTATCAATATTATCTATTACATATGTATTTAAAGAACTTGTATCTCTAAATACTAATTGAATTTCTTTTACATTCTTACTTCCTGTATTATACGAAATGGTTGCTTTATTGTATTGATTAACCATTGATATATTTTCTGAAACTCCATAATCATATGCATATGGTTTTGGAAAAAATGCTACAGAAGAAAATGGAGATAATGCACTATACTCATCATCAATATATTTGTATCGATATGAAAAATAGATAAATTTATTTTCTAAGTTATTAGCGTTCCCTTCTAAAGTTAATGCAATATTAGGAGCATAAAGAGGAGGTGCTACGATAACATTAATATCTTCTTCCGTAAATCCATTTACACCATAATTTTTTGCACGCTCAATATTTATTCTACGTGGAGGGTTGTAATTATCTGTCCAAAATAATAGTCCATTGATATAATTTATTCCTGTAACGTAGAATGTTTTGTTGAAATTTAAAATTGACGGTGTTGTTGGAGTAGCTTTAGTAGCTTTTAAAACAATAGTCGTTAACCCTAAACTTTCATTGTACTCATAAATAGCATCAGCTGTATCCGAAGCAACTAGCCAATAAATTAAATTACTAGCCTCATAAGATATTGACCCAATACATTGAGCATTAGTCAATCCTAAACTTGTATTTTGTAATTCATTACCAAGATAATTTTGAGCAGCCCCATTGTTAGAACCTTCAATAGCAATAAATTGCCCGTCAGAGTCTCCAACAATAATATTTAATGCATCACGATATTGTCCATCAGGCAGGAAATGAGGATCGAGATCCTTGTTCATTATCCCTTGCAAAAAGTTTCTTTGTAATTCTGCCATTTATTTTATCCACTTAGATTGACCTCTCATATTCATTAATAATCGGCCAGGGTGTAAATTGCT